GTAAATGGTGTACAGGTATTTTCTGTAGCAGATACTACCACAGGAGCAACACCAACTGCGGTATATACTGTAGGAGGAAGAAACGCCGGTTCACTATATTTTCCAGGATATATATCAAACTTTAGATTTGTAAACGGCACTGCGTTATACACCAATCCATTTACTCCACCTCAGTCGATACTACCTGCTGTTGCAAACACATCGTTGTTGTTAAACATGGAAACCAGTACCAACCGTACAACTGACAGTAGTCGCAATACGTTTACAGTAACCAACAACGGTTCAGTTCAATGGTCAGGCTCCAGTCCGTACAATCAAACCAACACAATGCCGGCTGCAACAACAACACCGGGTAGTGTGCTGTTCAATGGAACTACACAGTATTTTAGTTTGACACCAACTTTTAGTTTAGCAACATCAACCACACCATTCACCTTAGAGGCATGGGTATATTTCACAGCATTCACTGGCGTGGCGATTGTATCAACAGCATTTGCTGGCAGCGGAGCCATTCCTTTTGTTATGGGAATGGGTACTGGTGGCGGCATTGCCGCCGGCGCCACTCCGTGGTTTGGGTTTTATAATGGTTCAGCTTGGGTCACTGCTGTTCAATCTGCCACTTCTCTTGTTACCAATACTTGGTATCATTTGGCTTGTGTGTATACAGGTGCTGCGGCTACCATATATGCCAATGGAACCAGTATTGGAACAGCAGCAACAGCAGCGTGGCAAACAACCGGGCAAGCAGGTTTTTATGTAGGTCGTAGATGGGATACTTCTTCTTCAGTATATTATGCCGGGTACATTAGTAATTTTAGATTTGTAAATGGTACTGCTGTTTACACCGCAGCATTCTCTCCACCAATGTCACCATTAACTGCCATTGCAAACACAGTGGTATTATTAAATACAGCCTCTAGTGGCACTTTGACAACTGACAGCAGTAGCAATAACTACACAGTGACTAACAATGGCACAGCTACGTATAGTTCACTGTCTCCATTCACTCCTGGGCCCAATCTCAATGGTGCAGGTAGTGTATTATTTAATGGTACCAGTCAGTATTTGAGCGTGGCAAGCAATGCAGCATTTGCATTGGGTACAGGCAATTTCACCATTGAATGTTGGTTCTATTCTAGTAGTATTGGCAGTACACAAGGAATATATGATACACGTACACCAACAGATACTGCAAATGCAGGATATGATTTATTTCTAATAACTAGTAAACTTAGTTTTGGTACTGCTGGTACTACTTATATTACCGGTGTTACAACTTTATCTTCAAATACATGGTATCATGTAGCAGTCACTAGGTCTAGTACCACTGTAATACAAATGTTTTTAAACGGAGTACAAGAAGGTTCTACATATACCGCAAGTGTTACACAAAATTTTACAAACAACACACCAAGAATTGGCCTCAGCGCAAATGGATACTTCAATGGATACATCACCAACCTTCGTGTTATCAAGGGTACAGCCTTGTATACTTCTACTTTCAATGTACCAACAAAACCATTGACTACTATTGGTGGTACATCATTGCTGATGAATACATCTGCAGGTGGTAGAATATTTGATATCAGTTCAAATAATTATGCAATCACCAACAATGCCACAGCAACATACAGCATCACAGTGACACCGTTTCCTGGTGTACCGTCTTTGAGACAAACCAACGCCGGCACATTGCAGGCCAGTTCAGAGTTTGACGAAGTCAGTTTACCTGCAGGTGCTGTTGCGTTTGATGGTTCAAGTCAGTATTTGACCGTGCCCAGTAATGCTGCATTTGTTTTTGGAACAGGTGATTTCACCATTGAAGCCTGGGTATATTTGGCAGGTGGAACTTCAGGCACTATTTTTGATAATAGAACAGGCATATCATCCACTCAACCAGTATTTTATTTTTCAAGTGCCACAGTCATGGCATATTATATTGCAGGTACAAATTTTATTACCAGTGGGTCATTTACATTTTTAAATCGATGGGTTCATGTGGCATTGTGTAGAGCATCTGGTAGCACAAGAATGTTTTTTAACGGAGTTCAAACTGGCAGTACTTATGCAGACACTACTAATTATAGTGCCAGTGGAACAGTTGGCGTTGGTGCTGCTGGCTACTCTGCTGCCAATAAGTTAAATGGTTATATTAGTAATTTACGAGTGATTAACGGTACAGCACTATACACCGTACCATTCACTCCACCACAGACAGTGTTGCCGTCGGTTACTAATACATCGTTGTTGTTGAATGTGATAAACTCCACAGACTTTATCAAAGATTCAAGCCCGAATAACTTTACCGTGACCAATACCGGTACTGCTATATGGACTCCTCAAGGACCGTACAATCAAATTCCAGCAGGCGCTATTGCTTTTACTGTAAAAACTCAATTTGTAAGCACGCCGACCACAGCATCTCTTACCACATTCACTGGTGATTTTACATTTGAATGCTGGGTGTATCCAACGGATGTCACACTCACCTCGACCTGGGGCATTTGGGATTCAAGACAATCCGGCGGCACAGCAGATGCAATGATTTTTACGTTAAATCCTTTAGCATCACCAGTCACAGGTTCATGGAGAATGGCTTATTTCAATGGGTCAGTAGTCAATGGTACCAGCACAGTCTTTGCCAATCAATGGACGCATGTGGCTTGGGTTCGTAGTGGTACAACAATGACTTTTTATGTGAATGGTGTTGCAGGTGGAACAGCAACTGTTTCTGGAACACAAACTGCTTCGGCAACAACCAATCCCGTATATCTTGGGTCCAAAGATGGCGCAGTGGGTGGGTATGGAACAGTTGGCTCTATAAGCAATTTTAGAATTGTTAACGGCACAGCAGTTTATACCTCTAACTTTACGGTGCCAACTGTACCATTAACAGCAATCGCCAACACTGCATTACTACTGACTGTTTCAAACAGCTACAATTTTATCAAAGATTCCAGTGCAAATAATTATACAATGACCAACAGCGGTACAACATGGACTGGATCTGGCCCATTTAATCCGTAACAAATATAGATAATAAATACACGTATGGCAAAACTCACGTCAGGCACAAGAATTTACGGCAACGTTATAATAGACACGTTTATTAGCGCCGCGGGTAACATCACAGCCGCCGGTGCTAATGCTGATATTGGAACAACCACAGCCAATGCTACATTCAACATTGGCGCAGGTGTTACTACAGCAGGCAACACAAAAAACATCAACATTGGTACAGCAGGTGCAGCCAGTTCAAACACCATCATAATCATTGGTACTGCACTGGGTACAGGTAATGTCACATTCCCTGCCAATACCAGGGTGGTGATGTCAAATACTAGTAGTACAGCATTAACGGTTAGTGGAGGTATTCGTTCGTCCAATGCCACTGCAGGTGTGGGATATAGCACCGGTGCTGGATTAACAGTGACTCAACTTACCAACAGAGCCACTGGTGTTACTATCAACGCAGTTACAGGTACTATTACATTATTCAGTGTTGCTGGAAATACAACCCCAACTACATTTACAATGACAAACAGTACAGTGGCAGCAACTGATGTGATCATATTAAATCAAAAATCTGGTACTAATATCTATCACTTAACAGTATCAAACGTAGTTGCAGGAAGTGCAGGCATAACTGTATGGACTACAGGCGGCGTGACTGCTGAAGCACCAATAATTAATTTTGCAGTAATTAAAGGAGTTACTGCGTAATCTGTCAGAGATTAGACAATTCCATAGCAGTTAGTTTTTGTTGCACCGCTTGTAAATTCACTGTGTTCCACAAGCCAGGATGCAATGGTCTAGGCCAGTGTCCGGATGTGATCCAAGCATATCCCCAGTGCTCATAGTTAAGGTCCGGCACAAATTCATAGTCAACTCTGCACCAAAAAGTATGATATTCAAACATGCCATCGGGCGAAGTGAATTTTTCAATGGGCACAAGTTTTTGGCACTCTGGCATGCTGCCCAGTTCTTCTGTGCATTCTCTTTCCACAGACTCTAACAAGTTTTCTCCAGGCTCGGCCTTGCCACCAGCCAGCCCCCAGGTGTTGGGATACTTTGAATCGTTTCTCAGTAGATACAGATAACGTTGAGTCCTGGTACAGTAGAACCACACACCCACTGCTTTTATAATATCAAATTCCACGAGCCTCCCGCATACAATCCGTCAATACTTTTCACCCACTCGTTGCTGGTCCACTTGTACTGTATGCCAGTGGTAAGATTGGTCACATACTGCACATCAGCTAGATTTTGACTGTCAAACACCACAACCCATCGTGTGCCGTTGTACTCAATGATATCATTGGCATTGGCCAATAAGGGTTGTCCGCTGGTACCTTGCCAGGCCAAGGGGTTTTGCATGTTGGCAGTATTGCCTGTGCCTTGTGTGAGCAGGTATCTTTGCCCAGTTAGACTTGAATCCAAGCCATCTTCGGGTGCTGACGTCTGTGGATTGATAACAGAATCTATGGGGTCCAAGGTATTCTGTGGTGTGGTATCAGGGTCCACGTTAAAAATAATCAATCGATCGTCAGCAGGGTTTATGGATATTGTGCCCACAATTGAACTGTCTGGATCCCAAGGATTGTCTAGCGTGATATAACTGATTCCAGGACGCAACACACCATACGCCTCAATCACAGTGGGCCAGGTGATCTGTGTGGTTTCAACCACAGGAAATGTAAACGGCGCCAGACTGGTGTTGGGCTGGCTGATCACAGCATAAGGTTGTAGTATTTGAAGTTGTCCGTCCATCAGCAACACTTGATATCTAAATGGGGTGACTTTGAGTCTGGTGCCCAACAGCAGGTCGTTGTTCAACACTGCATTACTGGCATCACCATTGGAATCGTATATTGATGCAATCATGCGTTCTACCACACCCAATTTTTTAACTTTGGCCGGAGACGAAATCCAAATTGGAATGTTAAATGTCAGTGTCATGATGTCAATAGGATTTTCTGTACCCATTGGTATCTGACGAGATGACCACTGCACACGTTCCAATTCTACTACACTTAATGAAGTCCAGTCAATATAGTTGTCGGAGCTTTGTATTTCTAGTGCTGGATTGAACAGTGTGGCAATTTGTTCAAACAACTGCATTTTTTGATTGGTGTTTGATGTCCAGATGTCCAAGTTAATGGTCATCTTGTATGGCACAGGCATCAGTCTTTCGATAGTAAATGCATTGCCTTGTGTGGTTTCGTATGTGTCTGTGGCTTGATCATATGTGCGTTGACGCACCTGCATCTTGTTCACATGGTAAGGCTCTTGCATTCTTGGACGATCATAATCCAGCCCTGCAATGTAAAATGTCATGAGTGGCGTGCTTGGCAAGGAGTTTGCGGAGTTCTGCTGCATGATGGTTTGTGCTTGCCGTGTGGCATCACCATAGCGTACCGGCACACGAATTAAGTCTCTAGTGCCTTGTTCATTGCGCCCGTACTCAATTTCAAACAAGCTGATCATGCGTGTGAACTGTAGCAGGTATCTGCGTATTTGTTCGTCGAAAAAAAACATCTGTGCCATGTTAGCTTGATCTCTGTCCTGGTTGTGTTGGCGGATATGGATTTGGTTCCAAATCTCCACCTTGGTCGCCGTTGGCCATATTGGGTTGCAACGCTTCGCTGAGACTTTGTCTGCTGGGGATTGGACCAAGGTCTGTAGTATTCACAGTGTATGTATTGTTCACAAAGCTGGAGCGTAAAGTATTGTTGTTTGATCCCGGAGTGAGTTGTGTGCGAACATCGCTTTCAATCTTCACCCATGATCTTCCGTTGAATCTAAACAGGCGATTGGGGAAGTAATCCAGTCTCAATGCATACTGACCGGCCAATGGAGTGACTGGAAAATTAACACCAGCAGTGACCGGCAAGCCATTGGGGGTTTGGCCATCGCCGGTCAAGTAGCCAGCAGTATAGCCATCCCCACGAGGACTGTTGCCTTCGTTGGCCACGGTTCTCGACCCATCACTGAATGTGTAGTCAGCTGTGTAAGTGGCTGAGTTTGGGTTGGCTGGAGTGCCATCTGGGTTGGTGGCCACAATGTAAAATTTCACAACATCAAATCCTGACTTTGGTACTTCAGCTTCGGCTTGAACTAGTATGGCATCGTTGATTTGGAGATCTTTGGGTCTGGTACTCATTCGGTCTGCTAGTGTAGCAGGGTTTGATTTTTCAGTCCAGTATTCTGTATTGGTAATGTCTGTTCCGGGTGGCACATTTTTGTTGCTGATGTAATAGGTATCTCCACTTAGCACTGTGGTGCCTCCAGGGTAAAAGTTTCCATCGTCCCAGATGTTGATTGGTTCAAAAGGTTCCTTGGTAATTTCATTGTATTCCTGTGCATTGACCATGGGAGTGGCCTTCACACGCCACAAGTGTGGCAACCAAGTTTGACTGAAACCTTCACTTGCAAACGCCGCGTCTTGAATCACATAAAACTTTGGCAGTGCTCTGGGTATGGTTGAATCCAATGGATTGTAATCACGCAAGTTTGGAAGCTCCAGCACATCGCCGCTCATGAGTTTTCTGCCCATGGTATCAATCATTCTGTTGTAGTGGAACGTGATAAAGATAGTGTCATTGTTCAAAAACAAACCAAATTGTGTCAAGTCAAAGTCAATGTCTTGTGTGTTGTACACACCACGCATGACATATATGTCAGGGTCGTACTTGCGATCTCTGTTTTCCAACAACAGCAAATCTTCAATGAACAGCGGATTGCTTTCATTGTAAACTGGCAATGTGGCATCATTGTTGCCTTCTGCATATCCTGGGCCGTCTGTGATCGGGCCCATGTACTTGTGCAAATAACAGTCCACACCACCCACAGTGTACATTTCTGCAATGGTGCGATCAAAAAATTGATAGTCAGCTGATCTGTTAGGGCGGTATAGGCTAAGTCTTGGCATGGTAATACTATTTAGTTATAGGTTGACCAATAATTCCCAACCTGCTATACTT